ATAAGAAGAACGATACTTCTAATGTTCACCAAGAAATTGTTGGAGAAACTGATGAAGTCTTTTCCTTTAACTTTAAGGTTGAAAATATCAAAATCCTTCCAGGAACTTATGAGGTTGTAATCTCTTCCAAACTTCTTTCCCGTTTCAAGAGTACAACTTATGATTTGGTTTACTATATTGCTCTTGAACCTGACAGCACATTTGGATGATGAAACACATTCTTTTTACTTTAAAGGGTTGCTCAGATCCAGTTCTTGATGATGAGCAATACATTAGAGATGTTTTGTATCAAACGTCAAAAGAGTGTAAGTCAACTCTTCTTGCCTTGAACTCTCATAAGTTTCAACCTCAGGGAGTTACTTGTGTTGCAATGTTAGCAGAAAGTCATATCAGCATTCATACCTGGCCAGAAAAGGGAATGGCAGTCTGTGATATTTTTACTTGCGGGGATCATACGGATCCTCATGCTGGTGTGAAATACATGCAAAAAGCATTATTCTCAACAGATATTGTTAGTAATGAATTTGTGAGACCATTAGAATGAGAGACTGGAAACAAACATTTGAATCACTCAACGAAGAACAAAAACACAAACTTGCTGTTCTTCGTGTGATGGAGTGTACCAATGGCGTAATTCAGTATGCATTCAGAGGTGGTTCTGAAAATGCTCTTTCTATCGAAGAGACTAGACGTGCCATGAAGTTCAGTATGGGTTGTATTAAGAGAATGCAAATTCCTCTTGGTGAAGAAACCATGGTGTTTGGTGATGATCTCAAAGAAATCTTTGGCGAGATCAGGGACCTGTATTTAAAAGGTAAGACTGATCAAGATGCCTTTGCTGAATTTATGAAAATTTCTATCTGCATGTATAATGTTCTAGGTAAAGATAGAATCCTTGAAGCACAAAAAGTTTTGTCACAACACATTGTTGAAATAGAACCCAAGCACTTACAATTGGGTGTGAACTACATTATGCAATTTATTCGATGAACATTTTTGTGACTTCTTCCGACCCTTGGGAATCTGCAAGGGTACTCCCTGACAAACACATCGTTAAGATGCCACTCGAAACCTGTCAGATGCTCGCTATCGTTGCATCCGACAAGTGGGGACATGGATTTGGCACTCTTCCCAAAGCAGACGGTACGCCGTACAGCACTGAGAAGGGTGCCTTTCGCAATCATCCTTGTACCAAGTGGGCATCTGAGTTTGTAATGAACTGGCAATGGCTCCTTGCTCATGGATTTGCTCTCTGTGAGGAGTATGCAGCACGCTACGGCAAGGTTCACACTTGCTTCAACACTCTCCTAGCAGCGCGTGAGATATTCCCCACAGGAGACCCCACAGGGCGCTCTGGAAGGGACCCTACACCCTTTGCGAGGGCAATGCCCGATGAGTATAAGTTAGATACTAGTATCGATACTTTTACTGCTTATAAAATGTATATTGCATCTAAGCCTTGGGTATGCGATAATTACCTTCGGTTGCCACATCGTAAACCTGATTGGATTTGATTATGCGTGATGAATTCTTGTGGGTTGAAAAATATCGCCCAAAGACTATTGAAGATTGTATTCTTCCAGCAGCAACAAAAAAGACCTTTAAAGAGTTCCTACATAAGGGTGAGGTTCCAAACCTTCTTCTTGCTGGACCTCCTGGAGTTGGTAAAACTACAGTCGCAAAAGCACTTTGTAATGAATTAGGAGTAGATTATTATGTCATTAACGGATCTGACGAAGGACGATTTCTGGACACGGTACGGAACCAAGCAAAGAATTTTGCTTCGACCGTCTCACTTTCTTCGACTGCAAAACACAAAGTCATCATCATTGATGAGGCAGATAACACAGGGAACGACGTACAACTCTTGCTACGGGCAAATATTGAGACGTTTTATAGCAACTGCAGATTCATCTTCACCTGTAACTACAAAAACAAAATCATCGAACCACTCCACTCAAGGTGTGCGGTCGTCGATTTTTCGATTAGTGGAAAAGCAAAAGCAGAACTTGCTTTGTCCTTCTTCAACCGTCTCCGGACTATTCTTGAGGAAGAAGGTATTGAGTATGATAAAACGGTTGTCGTAGAACTTATTAACAAACACTTTCCAGATTGGAGGCGTGTTCTAAATGAATGCCAAAGGTATTCCACTGGCGGCAAGATTGATTCTGCGATTTTAGCTTCATTCTCTGACGTAAACATCAATGATCTCATTAAAAGTCTCAAAGAAAAGAACTTCACCGAAGTTCGAAAGTGGGTCGTTAATAATTTGGACAATGATTCTGGGGTACTTTTGCGTCGTATTTACGATGCTCTTGTTACATCCCTTGAAAACAATAGCGTTCCTGCTGCTGTGCTTATTATTGCTAAGTATCAGTATCAGATCGCGTTCGTCGCAGATCAAGAAATTAATCTTCTGGCGGCGCTAACAGAAGTTATGGTTGAATGTAATTTTAAGTAAAGAACTATGGAAGTAAAATTGATTCGTATGTCCTCTGGTGAGGACATTGTTACTGAGTTTATTGGACAAACCGAAGAGACTGTTTCAATTAAAAACCCCATTGTTGCCATTCCTACGGGATCTGGTAAGATTGGATTTGCTCCTTGGTCTCCCATCGTGAGTAAAGAAATTGGAAGTCTAGACATTAATGCTAGGTTTGTAATCTATGTAAGTGACCCAGATCCCGATGTGGTTGAACAATATAAAAATATGTTCTCCACTATTGCTACTCCACCATCCAAAAAACTTATTGTGTGATGAAATCTCTTAAAATTAAGAGTTTCCTCCTATAAATAAGGGTGGTAATGTATACAGATGTGGTATGAAGTTAAAGCGTTCGCAGTATGAGCACACTCCTCCAAGTGAAATAGAACTTGCTTGGGTATCAGGTATTTGGGAGGGAGAGGGATGCTGGCAGTACAAAAAACCAAGAACAAGGGATTATCCTAATGGCAAAACTTACACTGCTAAATCCGAAATGCTAATGTCTATCCAAATGTCTGATAAGGACATTATTGATAGGTTAGCAAAAATAATGGATAATAGGACTGCCACCTACACGCATGTTCCATCTAAGAAATCAAAGGGGTGGAAACCTCTTTATACTTTATCCATTAGAGGAAAATCTGCTGTATTGTGGACCAATCTTATGAAACCATATCTTGGCGAAAGAAGAATGGAAAAGATTGAAATGATTTATGAAAACATTGACACTAAACTTGTATGGATAAGTTAAAATCTCTCAAAACCATGTTGCGTTACCCTGGCGGCAAAAGTAGAGCAATAACTAAGATGGATCCATATTTTCCAGATCTTAGAGAATACCAAGAATTTCGTGAACCATTTCTTGGTGGCGGTAGTGTTGCTATTCACGTCACTAAGAAATATCCACATCTTGATATTTGGGTAAATGATCTTTATGAACCATTGGTAAACTTCTGGCAACAACTCCAGATGTTTGGTAATGATCTTAAAGATCAACTAGTGGACTTAAAGTGTACAAACAACACGCCAGATAAAGCAAGAGTTCTTTTCAATGACGCAAAGATTGTTGTCAATAATACTCATCAAACAAACTTAGAAAGAGCAGTTGCCTTTTATATTGTAAACAAGTGCTCTTTCAGTGGTCTTACTGAGAGTTCTTCATTTTCCCAGCAAGCATCAAATAGTAATTTTAGTTTGAGGGGTATTGAAAAACTTCCAGAGTATTCTAAACTCATTGAGCGTTGGAAAATAACCAACTATTCTTATGATTATCTCCTTGATTATAAAGATAGTACTTTTGTATATCTTGATCCTCCTTACGACATCAAGGATAATCTATACGGGAAAAAGGGATCTATGCATAAAGGTTTTGATCATGACAGGTTTGCTTCTGATTGCTCTACTTGCGATATGCCTCAGTTGGTAAGTTATAACTCTGACCAACTTGTAAAAGATCGTTTTGTCAATTGGAGTGCTGCTGAGTTTGACTTGACTTACACCATGCGTTCTGTTGGGGAATACATGAGAGATCAAAAGCAACGTAAAGAACTTTTGCTATTTAATTATGGAATTGAAGGACTGGTTAAACTCTATTAATTTTACAAAAGAAGATTTATCCCAAGATATTAAAGAATATCCGCCATACATTATTAACAAA